CACGTGGAGCCTTTTGCGAAACATGGGAGGTACTTCATGTTGGTTCAGGTCACTCTCACCGCGACCCTTGTGTACGACGAGGACAGGATCGGGGGACTCGACCCCACGTTGTTCGAGGAACTCCTCACCCCTGCAGAACCCGAAGATCCCGATGGCGTGAAAGCCGTGAAAATCCACCTCACGGACCCACAACCCTTCTTCGGCCAACTGCGCTAGACTCATCGCCGGGAGAGGGGATCCCCGTGCCCCCCACGGGTTCTCATCCACACCTTGAGCCGCCGCGTCCTTCATCCGCCCGGCTCAAGCGAGATGCGCCCGCAACCGCAGATCCCCTCTCCCCCTTGTTTGTTGTTCGTTTGTGAGTTAGATTCACTCCCACCTTGAGAGGAGTGCTTCACATGACGATGGTGTTTGCGGTGTTCTTCGTGGTGCTCATCGTGTTGAGCGGGGCGGCGTTCTTGTTCGGGCGGCGCGTGGGGAGGCTCGAGCGAGGAGACACCATCACGGTCACGCCTCCGATCTTCCTCGAGAACGTCAAGATCCTCACCAACGAAGAGTTGGTGGTGACCAGCCTCTGCTCCTACAAGATCGACTACATCTCCATCGAATCAACTCCGCTGCTCGGGCGCGTGAAGTTCCAATCCGACGTGCTGTTCTCGCAGCCCGACCAATCGTGGGCCTTGGTCAACGTGGTGGGCCTGTGCGGTGACGCCTACTCGCACAAGGAGATCTTCACCGAACTCAACGAGCGCATCGGGCATTGGCTCCCGAAGGGCGCGAACTCCCGGCGCATCGCCGTCACCGACACGGTGAGCCTCTAATGCCTCGCGGGAAACGCTCTATCAACATCGAGTCCCGCGCTCAGACTCATCTGACGCGGCGCTTCCAGATTGCCAAACTCATCCGCTTCCGTCGCATCGAACTCGGCCTTACCCAGTCCGCCCTCGCAGAGCGCGTTGGTCTTACCCGCACCTCGATCGTTCAAGTCGAGCGCGGTGCCCAAATGCCTTCCGTGCTCGATCTCCCAGAATGGCTCAATGCTCTTGAGTTCAAGGATTGGAACATCCTTGGTGCGATGGAGAAGACCTGACCCGCCATGGGTAAAATCCTCTACTGCGCTGTGTGCAACATCCCCGGCTTGGTAGGCAAAGGTCTTTTCCCCTACTACACCCCTTGGAGCGCAACCAAAACAACGTGGGCACACCAGAACTGCGGACAAACGCTCACGAACAAGGACTACACCACCAAGGTTGAACTACCCACCGAGATCTCAGAGGGGGACTCTGACGATCTTTTCTCAGCGATGAAGGAGTACGAGAAAAATGTTACCTGACCGTCTCAAACTGCTCGGGACCACCATCATGCTGGATCCCTCCATGTCCATCAAAGCCGAAGATCTTGAACTTCATATCGACGATCCTGTGCTCGTTCTGCAGGAAAACGGCAAGGTGCAACTGACCGTTACCTTCAATATCCAGCCCAAGCGCCCGACTTACATCACTACTGGTGATTTCATGTCGGTTACCTTGGGTACTACCCTCGAGCAAACCAATGTCGGGACGTTCATTGGCAAGGACACGAACGAGAGCATCAAACGCGAAGCCACTCGGTTCGCAGATGAGATGTTCAAGGCGTTTGCGGCATGGAGGAATGGCTAATGCTCGTCGTTGGAACCCACGCTGATGGCCGTGTGTTTGCCATCCACAACGCCAAGAAGATCCGGTTCTACTGGGTTGATCAACATGCCTTCGTGCTGCATCTTCCCATCGGGGGATGGAATGGGGGTGACATCGGTGAAACCATAACTGCCGATTTCTTCGCAGAAACCCGCAAGTGGGCGAAGAGCAAGGGGGCACACACCGCTCTGGCCCGCGCCGCACACCGGATGGGCCTGTACCGGAACCCCCGCTACTCGAACAACCACGTGGTCATGGTGAACGGAGAATCACGCACCACCCCGTTCGTCGCCCACAACCTCACGAGCCGTTCCCGTGGGCACCGCGCACCCCTTGGAGTCAGGCAGTCAATCCATGGTCAAGACGCGACGTTCTACGCGGTGACGGATGATTCAGTACCGCTCATGGCGTCATGCCTCTCGGTGGCTCAGACCACCACGTTCGACAACATCGAGGACTTTGACCGGGTGATCGACGCGATGGTTGATCTTGGGTACAAATCCACCAAGTCGCAGAAGTGGCACATCGTCCGTTGTGCGCCCGACAAACCGGAGTGAACATGAGAGTCAATAACTACAAGTTGTTCAATCTCGGTGAGGCGCTTCGCAAGGTCGGGCCGAGTGATGTGTTCTACCTGACCATCTCCCCGGAGATGATTTGCCTGATCGACATCCCCAACATCTTCAGGCCGAGTCTCCAGATCGACATCGAGTGGCAGTACGAACCGATGTACTGGGAGTTCAAGAGCCGAGACGTGTCTATCACAGCGGAGGACTGAGCCATGTTCAAGATGAAGTTCTGCCATGCCTGTAGTGGGATGGAAACCGATGGGGCCGGGAACTATCTCGACACCTCTGAAGAGCAGATGGCCATCGAAAACGAGTACCTCGAAGCCATCGAGGACACAGATGAAGCCATGAAGATGGGCGACCTCGGGAAGTGCTCCCGTTGCGGGGCCGAGTGGCTCAAGTCGCACCCGAATGGCACCTTGGTCCGCAAGGACAAGCGCATCTAATGAGCGATCTCACGCTCACGGAGATCCAAGCGGAGTTGCTCAGACGCGACTTTTCTCGGTTCATCCGTGAGGCGTGGCCGATAGTGGAACCGGGGAAGGAGTTCACCTACGGCTGGCACATTGATGCCATCGCTGAACACCTCATGGCCGTCCACATGGGGCAGATCAACCAGTTGATCATCAACATCCCGCCCCGCTTCTCGAAGTCCACATGTGTCGCGGTGATGTGGCCCGCATGGGCATGGACCACTTGGCCAAGCATCCAATGGCTCGCCGCGTCCTACGCGCTTGACCTTGCGACTCGAGACAACGTGAAGTGCCGAGATCTCATCCTCTCGGACTGGTATCTCGAGCGGTTTGGCGACAAGGTGAAGATCAAGGGCGACCAGAGCGAGAAGACCAAGTTCCACAACACCAAGAACGGCTATCGCCAAGCCACTTCGGTCGGCGCTCAGACCACGGGGCACGGTGGCGACATCCTGTTGCTGGACGACCCGCACAACACGACCGAGGAAAACTCGGAAGTGAAGATCGAAAACGCGGTCCACTGGTACAAGAACGCCTTCTCAAACCGTCTCAACGACCAGAAGAAGGGCGCAATCGTGGTCATCATGCAGCGCGTGAGCCACAAAGACCTGACCGGGGTGCTGTTGAAGGAAGGTGGATGGGATCACCTGATGCTTCCGATGGAGTTTGAGCCGAATCGACGCTGCAAAACGTCGTTGGGCTTCACCGATCCGCGTGAATACCCCGGCGAACTGCTCTGTCCGAACCGAGTTGGGCCTACAGAACTCGCTCGAATGAAGAAAAAGATGACGCGCTATGCTCAGTCATCGCAGTTGCAGCAGAATCCATCGCCTGAAGAGGGCGGAATCATCAAAAAAGACGACTGGAGGCCGTGGCGCGGCCCTCTTCCAGAGTTCGTGATGTACATCCAGTCCTACGACACCGCTTTCGAGCCGAAAGAGGTCAACGATTGTTCCGCTCGGACCACTTGGGGCGTCTTCGAGTGCATGTATCGCGTTCCAGATGCCAACGGAGGGGGGCGCGAGGAGTGGAGATACGCCGCGATGCTCCTCGAGCGCATGAACAAGCGCCTCGAGTACCCCGATTTGAGGGCCGAAGCACGTCGGAGCCACTTCGATTGGAAGTCTCAGACCCTTCTCATCGAGAAAAAGGCGTCTGGACACTCCCTGATCCAAGAACTGAAGCGGGCGGGCCTCCCGGTCCACCCGTGGGATCCGAAAAACGACTCGAAAGTGGTCCGCGCCAACACCGCGAGCCTCGCTTTCGAGCAGGGGAACATCTGGTACGACGCCAACAAACCTGAACTGCAGGAAGTGATCGACCAGTGCGCCAACTTCCCCAACGATGACCACGATGACCTCGTGGACACCGTGACCATGTTCGTTCTGTACGCCAGAAAGCGGTATTTTCTCGCCTATGCGGGCGAAGTTGACGATGAGGACGTTCCTCCAGCGGCCCCCAGACGGGGGTATGGCTCGTGAAACAGGCCATCTATTGCCCTATGCTTGAAGTAGTTTGGAGGATCTAGCCATGTCAGTTCCCGGCAGCGAGTTCGAGTACACCGTTGAAAACCCCGAAGCCGTTCCCGAGGGAGGGGTGTTCGATGGCATCGCCGTGAACTACGGGGATGACGGTCAGATCATCGTCGAGGACTCGATGGCTCCCCAGCAGGTTGGGGAACCGTCGCAAGAGTTCGATGCGAACCTCGCGCTCGAGATCAGCGAGGAGAAACTGAAGTCCATCGGTCAGGACGTGGTCGATTGGGTCAAGGCTGACATCGAAAGCCGCAAGGATTGGGCGGCTCGCTTCAAGAACGGCATGATGTTGATGGGGGTGATGGATGATCCGGTCCCCACACTGGACATTGATGGCGCGTCTACCGCGACACACCCGCTCATTGGCATGGCGGTCGTCCAGTTCCAAGCCCGAGCGATGGAAGAACTGATGCCGCCGACCGGCCCGGTGAAGGTCACCATTCATGGCGCGGTCACAGAGGAACTCGAGCGGGCGGCGACCCGCGTTGAGTTCGACATGAACAAGCAGTTGATGGTCGATGACCCCGACTACTACGACGATACCGACCAAATGCTGTTCTACCTCCCGTGGAACGGTTCAACCTTCAAGAAGGTGTTCTACGACGACATCCTTGGCGTCAACACCGCTCGATTCATCGCCGCGCATGATTTGATTGTGCCCTACGATGCGAAGCGGCTTTCAGACGCACCGCGCATCACCCACCGCTACAAGTTGAACTCCATTGATGTGGAAGCCCACATGGACAGCGGGGCGTGGCGGCGCGTTGCTTTGAACGAACCGACAGGGCAAGACCCCGAGGACGAAATCCAAGAGATGATCGACAAGGCGGATGACCGAACGGATGTGACCCATCCCGAAGATCTCCGCCATCGGTTCTACGAGACCCACTGCCACTACGATCTTGGGCTTGGCGAGGGCAGCAAGCCCTACCGGATCGTGGTCGAGCAGGACTCTCAGGAGATCGTTGAGATCAAACGCAACTGGCGCGAATCTGACCCCAAGGCTCGTCGCCGCGAGTGGTTCGTCCACTACAAGTTCTTGCCGGGGACCGGGTTCTACGGATTCGGATTCATCCACATCATCGGTAGTCTGGCCAACGCGACCACCGGGGCGCTTCGTGCGCTGTTCGATGCGGCGGCTGCGGCGAGTTTCCAAGGCGGCTTTTCGCCCAAGGACGGGGTCAAGAACGACAAGGGTGAGTTCCGGCTCAAGTTCGGAACGTGGACGAAGATCGACGCTTCCTACGAAGACCTCCAGAAATCGTTCTTCACCCCGCCGTTCAAGGAACCGTCCAACGCTCTGCTCAACTTGTTCAATGCGCTGGTGGAAGCGGGCCGTTCATTCGCTTCGACTACGGAAGCCATGGTCGGAGAAGCCAACAACAACGCGCCTGTAGGCACCACACTCGCTCTGATCGAGCAGGGGTCCAAGGTGTTCTCTGGGATTCACCGGAGGCTCCACGCGGCGCAGCGCCGAGAGTTCCGAGCCATCGCCACGTTGAATGGCGAAAACAAGCCGGATCTGTATGCCTTCAGTCTGCCTGATGAGGAGAAGATCCTGCTTCGGGAGGACTACAACAGACTGGAAATCGAGCCGGTTTCCGACCCAAACATCTTCTCGCAGACCCAGCGGCTCACCATCGCGCAGTCGGTCTATGAACTGGCGACCCAGAACCCCGATGTTCTTGATCGCCGTCAGGCCGTGGTCAAGTTGCTCAAATCCATGAGAGCGCCGGATGCCGAGCACATCATCATCCCAGAGCAGAAGCCACAGCAATTGGACCCGCTCTCTGAGAACGAAGCCATGTACAAGGGCCAGCCTGTACAGGCCAGACCGGGCGAAGACCACGACGCGCACCTGATGGTGCATCGCTTTGCGCTCGAGCAAGCCTTGGTGACGAAAGAACTGAGCGACAAGGTTGGGCCGATCCAAGCACATGTAGCCGAGCATCTTGGCCTTCAGATGCGCGAGAAGGTCGAAATGATGCTAGGTCAGCCGTTGCCGCCCAATGCGCCGTTAGAGATCCAGAACCAGATTGCGCTGGTCACTGCGAAAGCCATCGAAGCCATCAAGCAGGATCAGCCCATGCCGCCTGACCCGGAGATGGAGAAGGCCATGGCGGAGATCAAGCGCAAGGATGATCTGGCGGCAGCAGAGATCGAGCGGAAGGATGCGCTTGCGTCAGCCGAGATCGAGAGGAAGGGGGCATTGACACAAGCCGATGTCGAGATGAGAGAAGCAAAAACACATGCTGACATGATGCGTGATGACACGCGCACCGTGGCTGACATGGAGAGGGAGGACATGAGAGATGAACGCGAAGAGCGTCGTGACGCGCTGCCTAAGTAGGTGGTACGTGCCGCGTGAGGAGTACGAAGCCCTGCAGCGACATGCGGCGGCAGAAATCACGCGCATGGGGAATCAGGTTCACGAATTGACCAAGGCCCGTGAACACATCTTCAACGTCGCTCGCCAGCGGCGAGAGATCCTCAAGAGGCATGGGCTTTGGGGCAAGGACGACAAGGACGAAGCATGAAGATCGGCCCCAAGGAGAAACGAGAGGCGCGGGCGTTCTTGTACCGCCGTGGAATCCGCTCGGACATGGTAAACCCTGAGAAGTTCGCCAAGGCCAAGCGAGAGACTGGGGCCAAGTTCGAGACGCTGTTGGGAGCGATCAAAGCGTTCTATCGCGGAGGCCAAGGCGAGGGGCCGTTTCCTCGCATGAAGAAACTACTGACGAAGGAGCAATGACATGATGACTCGAACTGGCTTCAAGAAGCAGATCGACCCAAAGATGGCGAAGGGCAAGAGGAAACCGAAGAAGAAGGGGTGCAAGTGAGCAACCCGATCAGGGTTCTCTCTGAGAGGTACATCGCTCTGTTGGAAGAATCCATCACGGAGCGAGAGAAGAGGCTGGGCAAGGGGAACTGCGAAGATTTCTCGGACTACCGCTTCCAGTCCGGGCAGATCGTGGCCCTTGAAGCGGCGAAGAAGATGTTTCTAAACGAGGTGCAGAATGTCAGCCGTGATGAAGACGAACGATGATTTTGTCGTAGAGACTCGGTTCGCGGAGTTCTCCGAGAACGAGTTGCCTACGGTCATGCTGTGGCGCATCGCGGTCACGCCAATGCTGGCGCAGACCAAGACCATGGGGGGCATCGTGTTGCCCGAGGAAGCCATCTCCTCGATCACCGCAACCACCTACGTCTGCAAGGTCATCGCGCTGGGAGCCTTGGCCTACAAGGGCCAGTTGTCCAGCGGGGTAAAGATGGTGGATGACCCCAACTTGGCGAAGGTCGGGGACTTCGTGGTGATCGGTGCTCGAGCGGGCCAACGCTGCGATTTCCGAGACGGACGCCGCATCATCTTCCTGAACGACGACGAAATCTTGTCGAAAGTGAAGAACCCAGAGGACTACAAGGCATATATCTGATGCTGCACTGCAACATGATGTTGCATTGCAGCATGAAATATCTATACTGTGAATCACACCACAGCCGGGGAGGGCTGGCGTATGCCAAGAGAACTGGACGACAAAGAGATCGACGGCCTGTTGGACGACGATGGGGCACCGGAAACGGATCCCCAGTTTCCCGAGCCGGAGGGGGAGGAGGGGGAGGAAGGGGTAGACCGTCCCTTGCTCGAGACATCCCCCGAGGATGAGAAGCCAACTCGGGAAGAGCCGGAGGAAGAGGGGGAAGACCCCGAACTCTACGCGGATGAGGAAGGGGACGACCTTTCCACGAAGATGCGGAAGCGCATCTACCGGGAGCGCCGCAGGAACTTCGAGGAACAGGCTCTCATTGAAGACCGTCTCTACGAGACGGTAGTTGAAAATCTCTCTCTTCGCGCCGAGGCATACGAGGCCAAGGCCAAGAACATCGACGGCGAGATGGGGGACATCCGCCGCCAGTTGAAGGCCGCGAAAGAAGAGGGGAACACCGACAAAGAAACCGAACTAACCGAGAAACTGGCGACACTTCGCTACCG